CCGGCAAGCAGATAAAAGTGGCAGCACCTGAAGGCCTGGAGAAGCAGGACCTGCGAGACATAAAGACGCAGGAAACTCTAATGGCTGAATACCTAAAAGAGTATGAGTCCACAGAAGAAGTCTTGGGGAAGGTTTATAAATTAAACAAAGAGTTTAACAAGCAAATTGAAGAGAACGAAGACGTAATGAGAAATGTCAACTGGTCACTTCAAAGTTTGGAGTGGGACAACCTATTCAATTATGCAGAAGGGAACACCATTGATTTTACCAAGCTGGAAGGTATCGTTGGCATCTTTGGAAAGAATTACTCAGGTAAGTCTTCTATTGTTGACACCTTGCTTTACTCTATGTATAATTCTACCTCGAAGTCTATTCGAAAGAATTTAAACATCATTAATCAGAACAAAGATGAGTGCGTCGCGACAGCTACCATTAAGGTCGACGGAACAAACTACATTATCGAGAGAAAGTCAAACAAGTATACAAAGCGCTTAAAGGGTGTTGAGACGCAGGAAGCAACGACAGACTTAGAATTCTATTCGCAAGACGCTATCGGCAACTACACAGGGCTTAACGGCACCTCACGTCAAGATACAGATAAGAACGTAAGAAGATACTTTGGTACACTCCCAGACTTTCTTGCGACGTCGATGGCTTCTCAACTAGACTCGTTGTCTTTTATCAACGAAGGATCAACAAAAAGAAAAGAGTTCTTGGCGAAATTCTTAGACTTAGAGATCTTTGACAAGAAATTTAAGATGGCCAAAGATGCATCTGCAGAGATAAAGGCGTCTTTAAAAAGACTTGAAGGAATTGACTTTGATACAGAAATTAAAGTTATCAAGTCAGAGATCATTAAGGGCGAACTCGCGATCGAGAAAAACAAAGCAATTTGTAACACCTTGAAAGAAGAGTTGTCCTTTCTGTTGAAAGAAGCATCAGCGTTGCAGGATAAGATTGATTCTGTCCCTGCTGAGGTTATCGATCCTGTTATGACAGCCAAGAACATCGCCCAAAAAGAAAAAACTATTTTACAAATAAATGCGAAGAAGATTGAAGCCCAAAGGACACTTGAAGAAAATAAATCTAAATATCAAAAAATTGAAGACTTTTTAGAAACTTTTGAGATTGAAAAATACAAGGAAAAGAAAGACTCTTTTACAGAGATTCAAGAGGAGCTGGATGGTTTAATTTTTCACCTGAAAGAGTTGTCGGCACAAAAGACTCTACTGGTTTCCGAACGGGATAAGTTGTGTACCAGCTGCGTTCCTTTGATTGGTGAGACCGTCCGCGAAAAGTCTTTAGAAATGTCATTGCTTTCTAAAAAAATTAATTCATTAGGAGCTACGCATTCTCACGATGAACAGATAAGGGTAAATGATTACATAGACAAATACAACTCTTTGCTTGAAAAGAGAGACAAACTTGCAAATTCGATAGCATCTAACAACTTAATAGTCGAACGCGCCGATAGTCTTTTGTTCAAAGAACAGGTACAGCTTGACGGCCTGAAGGTTAAAGCAACAGAGTATGAAGAGAATAAAGAAGCGATTGAAAATTTGAAACAACTTATGTCAGATAAGGACGGCTTGTCTTACCAAGCTGAATCCAAAGAGGAAGAGTTAACTCTGTGCAGCCAGAGAATCATGTCGCTTCATAAAAAGCATGGATCATCAGAGCAGAAGCTGCTGCATGCCCAACAGCAATTTAAAGAATTTCAAGAACTAGAAGAAAACTTTGCCGCCTATCATCTTTTTATGGTCTGCTGCCATCCAAATGGAGTTTCGTATGAAATCATTAAAGAGAGGCTGCCGTACATTAATCAAGAGATTTCTAAAATCTTGACTAATATTGTTGACTTTGAGGTGTTTATTTCTAACAACGAGGATAAGCTCGACATCTTCATCAAACACCCAAGCCATGATCCCCGTCCTTTAGAGATGGGATCCGGAGCGGAAAAGACAATTGCCAGTATGGCCATCCGCCTTGCATTCTTAACTGTGTCAAGTTTACCGAAGTCCGACCTATTTATACTTGATGAGCCGGGAACTGCTCTCGATGAAGAAAACATGGAAGGATTTGTACGTATCTTGGATATGGTTAAAGGCTATTTTAAGACTGTTTTACTGATCTCCCACTTAGATAGTCTCAAGGACTGTGTAGACATGCAAATCAACATCGAGAAACGTAACGGCTATGCTCATGTAAACATTTAGGAGGACAGGATGATGACGCAGATTAAAGCATTCGCAGATAAATATACAGAAAGGTTCATATCAAGAAAGTTTCTAGCTTGGCTGACAGCCACAGGCTTATGCGCGTATGGCACAGTAACAAGTGATAACTGGACAGCGATAACTTTGGCATATATTGGAACACAGGCACTAGTGGACATGGCAGTGCAATGGAAGCATGGACCGAAAGAATGACTTGGCTAGCAATTAAACTCACATTCCAGCGCGTCACTATCTTCGTGAAAGAACATTGGAAAATTATGCTTTTAGCAGTCTGGTCCACGATAGTTTGGTTCTTGTCAAGAAGAGATTCTGAAGCTGCCATAGCTGCTATGGCAGCAAATAAGGAGTCGTATGATGCTCAGATCAAATCTTTGAAGTCGCACCATAAAGAAGAGGTTCAAAAAATTCAAGATTTGCACTTAAAGTATCAAGAGACTCTTGCTAAAATAGAAGATAAGTATAAAAAGAAAAAAGAACAGCTGACCCACATAGAGAAAAAAAGGGTTAAGCAAATAGTAAAAAAAGCAAAGGACAATCCTGATGAGATTGACAAAAAAATTGAAGACTTGTTTGGTTTCACTCCTAGTTCTTAGTATATTCACTACATCATTTGCATCTCCGGTAAATGGAAGCTACACTAGGTTACAATCCGGAGAGCCCATTCCATGGAATGGTTGGTGTTTTGACGAACAAGCTATAGCTACCATGATAGCAGATAGAGAAATGTCTGAACAGCGTTGTAATTTAAAGATAGTAGAGTCTTTAGAAGTACAGCAAGCTGAATTTAATTTAAGTATTGGAAAATTGAATGCTAAAATGAAATATGAACTGGGAACTAGGGACGATACCATATCAGCGCTACAGACAGAAAATTTAAAGTTAGAGAAAGTAATCATCCATAATCAAAAGTTTGGGTGGATTTGGCCGGCCGCCCTTGGTACTGCCCTTGGCGCCATCGCAACTCTTATTATAGTGGGATTAGCAAATGGAAACTAAAAAAGACTTAAATGAGATAGCTCAAATTGAAAGCTCAATAAAGAAGAAGTACGGAGAAGAAGCAATACAAAATCCTAAAAGTTCTTGGACTCAGGACAAGGAGAAAAAGTTCCTCGCCGACTTAAAAGAATTTTACAAAGATAAAAAAACCTCAAAAAAAACTTCAAAGGAAGAGGGCTTCCGAATTAATTTTAGTGAAAAATTATTAAAAAAACAAGAGAGAACATGTCCTGTTTGTCAAGCTTACTCTTTTTCATCTCGTGATGACCTGTACATGAACAAGTTTAAGTGCTGTTTCAAATGTTACATTCAATACATCGAAGGACGCGAAGAACGATGGAAATCGGGCTGGAGACCAAACAACTAACTATTTACTACTAGTAAACTATTTATAATAGAGGAATTTAAACTATGGCAACAACTTTAGAAATTATTGACTGCATCTCACAGGTATTATCTAACACTTACGACGGTGCCCTGGACGAGAGTGGGGAACCGATAAAGATCGGTCTCAGAAGAGAAGAGGGAAACCCTTTAGTCGACCAAAGAGTAATGGACGGATTTGGAGCATCAATCTCAGGTGATAGGCTGCACATCAAATATCACGTAGAGATCCCTCTTAGGGAGGTCCACTTAAACGGCTTCGAAGGAGAAATGGATTCGATGGTTGAAAAGGTTAAATCATTTATTCAGAAAGAGTACAAGAAGATCAAAAAAGCCGCTTTAGCATTGTCAGATCCAAGTGAAGTAGATGTGCTAGTAGAATACGTGTCTCGTATCCGATGCAGTGTCAAGGTTCACAAATGCTATAAAATCAGTGCACTACCCACAGAGCCAGAGAAAGAGATTGACCCAGAATTCTCTAAGATGGTTGCTCTCGGCGGACTTAAGTAAGAGGCTTTAGTGGCGATAAAACTCACCAAGCAAGAAGTAATGAAAGAGATTGTCCGCTGCGGCAAGAAGCCAGAGTACTTCATACACACTTACGCTAAAATTACACACCCGCAAAAGGGTCTAATACCTTTTCACCTTTATAATTTCCAATCACAACTTTTAGAGGACTTTGAAGATCATAGATTCAATGTGATTTTAAAAGCTCGACAGCTTGGTATCTCTACGATAACTGCAGCATATGTCGCGTGGCTGATGATGTTCCATCGCGAAAAAAACGTATTAGTCATCGCGACAAAGTTCAACACTGCCGCAAATTTGGTCAAGAAAGTAAAAGCAATCATTAAGGCGTTACCAGAATGGCTCAGAATTTCAACCGTAGACATAGACAATAGAACATCTTTCGTACTATCAAACGGATCTCAGATAAAAGCTTCTTCAACATCAGGAGACGCCGGCCGATCAGAGGCTTTATCCCTTCTTGTTATCGACGAAGCAGCGCACGTTGAAGGTTTGGACGAGCTTTGGATGGGTCTGTACCCTACACTGTCTACCGGCGGCCGCTGTATAGCTTTGTCTACTCCAAATGGCGTGGGAAACTGGTTTCATAAGATATACTCAGAGGCAGATAATAAATCTAACGACTTTTATCCCACAAAGCTTCCTTGGGATGTGCATCCTGACCGAAGTGATGAGTGGTTTGAGAAAGAGACCAGAAACATGTCGCGTAGAGAAATAGCTCAGGAGCTTGAGTGCAATTTTAACATGTCTGGAGAGACAGTGTTTGCAGCTGAAGATTTACAAAACTATTATAACATGGCAAAGGATCCTAAATATCGTACCGGTTTTGACAGAAATCTTTGGATCTGGGAAGAAAACAAACAAGAAAACACTTACCTGGTCAGTGCAGACGTCGCTCGTGGCGACGGAAAAGATTATTCTGTTTGCCACGTTTTTAAGATCGAGACGATGGAAATAGTGGCAGAGTATCAAGGCAAGTGTACGCCCGATGTGTTTTCAAAGGTACTGTTTGACATAGCTCAGGAGTATTCTAACGCACTTCTAGTAGTTGAAAACAACTCGGTAGGATACGCAGTGCTTGACAAACTGAAAGAAATGCGGTATCCTAACTTGTATCACTCTACTAAGTCAACACACGAGTTTGTAGAAGAGTACCAAGCAGATCAGATGTCAAACGCCGTAGCTGGATTTTCAATGACCTCTAAGACGAGGCCTTTAATCGTAGCGAAACTTGAAGAATTCATTAGAAACAATCTAATTAAGATGTATTCCACTCGAATTTTAAGCGAAATGAAGACATTTGTGTGGAACAACGGACGCGCCGAAGCAATGAGATCTTATAATGATGACCTAATTATAGCGTGTGCGATAGGTTGTTGGGTAAGAGACACTGCACTGTCAGCAAATCAGAGAGACGCTGAGTACGCGAAGGCGTTTATAGGGTCTATCACGAAAAGTACAAACGAATTGGACACGAGAATAAATGGTATGATAGGAACTAAGAACATGAAAATGCAAGAAGAATTTAATAAGCAACAATCAGCTCACGTAAATTTTCCGTGGCTACTTAAAGGATAGAAAAAATGGCAAAAGAAAGCAAAAACAATACAAGAAACCCTCAGAGCATTTTGTTTAGAAGATTAACAAAACTGCTATCGGGTCCACTTTCTCAGTATCGAACTCAGAACAATCACAGATTAAGAAGAATCGACCTGGACAAATACGCCAACAAGTTTACTTCGGCTTCCGGTAGGGACTTTAAGAAGACAGCATACAATCCTTATGATAATCTACAAGCAGCTTACATGACATCTCAGCAAAGAACTGAGAGGTATGTTGACTTTGATCAGATGGAGTACACTCCAGAGATAGCAAGCGCCCTCGACATTTACGCAGATGAGATGACAACCTATTCGGCTCTAACTCCTATGTTGTCAGTTGATTGCGACAATGAGGAGATTAAGGCGATTCTCGAGTCACTATACTCGAATGTCATGAACATTGAACACAATCTTTTCGCTTGGTGCCGCACCATGTGCAAGTATGGTGACTTTTTCTTGTATCTAGATCTAGACGATAAGTTGGGAATCACTTCTGTCATCGGTTTGCCTACTCGTGAGATAGAGAGGCTAGAAGGTGAAGATAAAGGAAATCCAAATTATGTACAGTTTCAGTGGAATTCTGCAGGTATAACTTTCGAAAACTGGCAAGTAGGTCATTTCAGAATCTTGGGTCAAGACAAATATAACCCATACGGAACCTCTGTTCTAGAACCTTCTCGGAGAATCTGGAGGCAGTTAACTCTCTTGGAAGATGCAATGATGGCCTATAGAATCGTAAGATCTCCGGAGAGAAGGGCGTTTTACATCGATGTTGGGAATATACCTCCGCAAGACGTAGAACAATACATGCAGAAAGTCATGACCACCATGAAGAGAAATCAAGTGGTAGACTCTCAGACAGGAAGAGTAGATTTGAGATACAACCCATTATCTGTAGAAGAAGATTATTTTATACCGGTAAGAGGAAATAGTTCTACAAAGATCGAATCAGTGCAAGGCGGTAAATACACAGGTGACATCGACGATGTGAAATACTTGAGAGATAAGCTTTTCTCAGCACTAAAGATACCGTCAGCTTACATAACTTCGGATTCGGAAAAAGGCGGAGGAGAGGACAAGACAACCCTGGCTCAGAAGGACATACGATTTGCCAGAACAATACAAAGATTACAGCGGTCAATTTTGTCTGAGGTGGAGAAGATAGGTATAATTCATTTGTATACACTTGGGTATCGAGAAGAAGATCTAGTATCCTTTAGGTGCCACTTGAATAACCCTTCTAAGATTGCCGAGATGCAAGAGCTAGAATATTGGAAGACAAAGTTTGACATTGTCGGCGC